ACGGCCTTTTTATCGACCTAGAAGCGGGGTGATTCAGAGGAGCAGACGTGCAGGATGCGTTTGCCGGCTTCGGCATTTTGGTCGGTTATGTTTGGCTGACCGCTTTGGGATGGATTGACTTGGTTCGCGGTCACGTTGCCCGAGGTGGGCCACCGTGGCGCGGCCGCTTAATCGCAGTTTTTGGCGCGCATGTTCCCGCCTTCATGTTCGTGTGCGCGGCAGTGGTGTCAAGCACTGACGGTCTGGGCGATGGTGGTAAGTTGTTGATGTGGCTATGCACCTTCGGAACTTGTTGGGCATATCACCGATATGGCCAGGGGGCGACGAAGGCGACAGCACTGGTCGTTAAGCCAGTTTTGCGGCCCGTTTCAGGGTCATTACGCGAGCGGCTCCGTGCATGGTGGCGGGAACTCAATTACGTGCCCTGGGACGTGCGCCAGGGGGCACCGTTCAGCCGTCCGACTAGCGAAAAGGCAGCCGACACGAAAGTGAGTGGCGCGCCGACCATTCAGTCTCATTCGGTTCAACTGCCGAGACGAGCTACGTCGGCAGCAAAATCGGAGGGCAGCGCACCGAAGATCTACCTGCCGGCAACTGTTGAACCGATCCAACTCCCCGACACAATCTCATTCCGGTACCGCAAGGCCGATGGAACGCAGCGGAGACGCTTGGTGACAGCGTTCCAAGTGGTGGACATTGGGGGCAGGCCATACATGGATGCACACGACCATGATCGAAAGGCGACGCGCTCTTTTCTGATCAGTCGCATTGTTGGCGAAGTTACCCGCTCAGAGACCGGGGAAGTTATGAGCGCAGCCTCTTGGCTTTCTGCAGTAGCAACGTCACAGGATGGGACAAGGCGGAAGGAAAGAAACCGGCGCGTACCAGAGGCATCGAATTGGCAGACAGCGGTAGTTTTCGCTGGCCCGCATCGCGCTCGACGCGACGCCTTGGAGGCGCTCGCGCTGGCAACCGGTTGGGATGTACGAGAGAGAATCACTAGGACCGTAACCTACGTGGTTGCCGGGCCGTTGGTCGGGCAAAAGCAGCTTGCTCGGGCGGAGGCACTTGGGATTCCTGTACTGGATGAAGATGAAGCGATTGCGCTCATGATGGAGGAACCGCCGGGCGGTAAGGCCTAGCGCGCTTATTGACACTGGACGACAACAGCCCAGAACGACCATGAAATGGAACCCCTCACCGCAAGGTGATAGCAGTGCACCCATGTGGCTCAAGACGGTCGTCACTCTGGCCTACCGTATCTCGTGCGGTCTATTGATACTGGTTGGAGTGGCATTCGTTGCGACGCAGCTTTTCGACCTGCCTATGGTGCTGCGACCGATTCGGCTGGCGCAGTTCTTCGCATTGGGTTTCGGCTTAGCGGCGGTATCCGACGCATGGCGGATTTGGCTGCTGCGCTTGCCTGTCCCGCATCGATTTTCGGCGCCCGTGCCATATGGCTACCCCGGGTGGCGGCCCATTCTTCTATCGCAACTCGTTTGCGGGTGTGTGCTCGTGGCAATCGGTGTGGCGCTTTTCTTCTTTTGAGCCGAATCAGTTCCAGGGCGGCGCTTTCATTGGCGTTGTGCCATGGCGTGCGCTGGAGTTAAGGCTCGGCCAAACGGGCGTTCTGAAACGATTCCAATAGAGCAGTAGCCACGCGGGGGCGCGGCATACAGCCTTTTTATCAATCCACACAGACGGGAAGGTAGAAAGGAGCAGTAATGAAAGTAGTGAAGTGGCTGTTTGGCCTGGCGATCGCTGCCATCGTGATTGGTGTGCTCAGTGACTTGACGAACCCGAAGCCGAAGTCTGGGAGCGCCGCCACAGCGGGCAGCGCAATAGAGGCCGCAGACGCAGCCGAACCACCGTTGCCGGTCAAGGCGCAAGAGCTGTTCCGCGCGTACGAGGACAACGAGGTCGCGGCCGATCAGAAGTACAAGGGCAAGAGCCTACTGGTGACCGGCACGGTGCAGAGCATCGACAAGGACTTCACAGACAGCATTGTGGTGAAGCTCGCGGCCGGCAATCCGTTTATGCCCGTGCATGCGTATCTGGATGATCAGCATGCGGCGATGGTCGCCTCGCTCAAGAAGGGGGCGAAGGTTGCTTGGGTGTGCCAAGGGGATGGCAGGATTGTGGGGAGCCCGATGTTGAAGGGGTGTGGGCCGAAGGGGTAGGAACAAGGCGCCCCGTCAGGCGGGGCGACCTCTACTGCAGTTGAGCCTCGATACGCTGCAGCTCTTCAATCACGTCCTTCGCAGAGGCCGCCAGCGCTGTGCGGCCACGCTCTTCGTCTTCGTCCAGCCAGTGTCGTACTTCATCGAGCAATTCGCGTTTTGCCACTCTCTTCGGTTGACGCTCTCGGATGGCTAACACTTGGTCCACCTTCTCCGCAAAGTGCGCAGGATAGTAGTGCTCAAACTGTTCTTTGGAGAAACAGTCAAAGTGGGCTGCATCCCAGGTCTTGTAGCTGTTTCGCAGCTTCTCGACGACTTCCTTGCCAGAGGGGTCCGCATCGACTCTTACCCAAGCCGCTTTCGAATAGATCGGCTCCAGGTGAGCAAAACGCATCAAGCGATCAAAGTCTGCAAACGTTGCTTCTACGTTTCCTGTCCCGTTCGCTGATAGTGTCCGCACACGTGAGAGTTTTGGGGCGAACCATGGGATCAAATAGTCGCGGATGATGCGTTCCGCAGACGATTCTTCGACGATTAGCCAGCCGCTCCATAGGTCGAAGTCGGTGAAGGAGTAGCCGAGCTCGCGGAGAACGTTAAGGCGGGCTTGGGGTGAGTTTTCGACCTCTTCAATGCGCGCGGTTGTTGGCGGCTCCCCCTTCGGGGCGCTCACGTGAAACACTTTGCTTCCCTCTACTGCACCCAAGTGCCGAAGAACGATGTTCGAATGTGTTGAGACCACGAACTGATTCCGCTGTGAGCTCTCGACGATAAGGTCAAGAAGGGCCTTCAGCGCCTCCGGATGCAGATCGTTTTCCGGTTCCTCCACGAGGAACAGTTTTCCGCTGGAGAGCGTCAGGTCGGCCAAGAGCGCGACGATGTTTGGCACGCCTTCGCCCATTTGCTCAATCGGGATCACTTCCCGACTCTTCAGGTACACCCCTGCGCGTTGCCCATTGTCGGAAGGGGTGGCTGTGACGACAAAGCCAAGTATTGCCTCGCATGCCTCGGCGTACTCGTCGCTTCCTGGAAAAGAGCGATTTGACAGTCTCGACAACTTGGCAGCTAAGTTCACCATTTGATGTGAGACTTGCATAGTGGTACCAAGTCGCACGTCCTCGCTGAAGGTCGCCGTTTTGCGTTTGGACAGATATGGAACAATAAGGTGGTGCGGATCAACACCAGGAATGACATTGATACCTCGCTCGCCGTCGCCGTTTGTGTTCGACGTTGCAAGCGCAAAGTTGCCATTGCGACGGTCCTGAGTCCGCATCACAATTCTTACCAACCCCTCCGGCTGATGCAAATTGCTGAACAGATACGGCAGGGTGTTTTCCGCGAACGTAATGTCGATGATCGACTCATTCGTGCCAAGGCGTATGTCCGCAAAGGTCTGACCTGAACCTTCTTGCAAAAGATACAGGCCGCGCAGAACCGATGATTTGCCCGCATTGTTGGCACCGACGAGCACGTTCATAGGACCGAGTGCGAGATGTCCTGAATCGACAATCGACCGAAAGTTGCGTAGCCGCAGGTGTTGGATGCGCATACATGCTCCGCTTGCACAGTGTTCAACTGCCTAGATTTCTGGAGTCGAAGCGGTTTGCTTCGTTGTGCTCCCAAAACTGACGCCAATCAGCCACGGTCACCCACAACGCTGCTCTCAGTTGGGCATCGGTCAGCTTCTGCAAAGTGGTTTTCTGAAACTGCGCTGAGCAGAACCCGATTGTGGCCTCACGCAGCCCGCCGCGAATACCCCACATTCGCATTAATTCCCTAATCATGCCGGTACGCGGCAGGTTTTCCCCACGGGCGCAGGCTAACCAGCCGTCCAGGTAAGACCGAGCCGCCCAATACTGCTCGTGCGACAACTCGGTGTTGTCTCGCACATCCTCCAGGCCGCGCCCGTTGAGGTGGTTGCAAAGGGCCTTCCAAACCGTGCCGGCGTCTATGGCACCTTCCTCTGCCAATTCGATCTGTAATGCGATGTGAGTGAGTTCTGCCCGCTGCTCGATGGTCATGCGTTCTTTGGCTGGTGGCGGCGGAGTGACGCAGCGTGAGCGGGCGGCCGACCCGCATAGGATGACCTGGCCGATTTGCACGTTGCCATTGCCGGCGGAAATGCTCTGCTTGATGTTTGTCTTGTTGCTCACGTACGTATCTCCCACAGCGGCGCGCGGGCCGCGCGAAGAGGCTACGGCGCGGTGGCGGGGCTGTGGGTCAACGAGTGTGGCAACGCGTTAGACGTTGAGCTTAGTGCCGCGGTGGGCGAACTTGAAGGGCGGGGGAGGTGGTGTAACGATGGTTTGCGATTGGAGGGCGGCTTTTGGACGGTTGCTGCCACTCGTGAGGCAGGAGATCAACGACCGAGTCCGACCCCGAATCGACAACCGAAGCCTTGATCTCGTCGACCCGAAGCTGTTGGTCTTCACGGACCCGGACAGCGTCAAGATTAGCGCGTCCATGAACATGATCCAGCGCTATGTTGCAGACGCCGCTGCAGATGCGGCGCCTCAGCTCATTGTGGCGGCCGATGTCACCGACTTAGGCACGGAGCAGGCCATGGTGGCACCGGCAACGCCAGCGTCATGCATCGCCCCTGCAAGGAGTCGATTGCGATCAAATCCGGCAGCATAGACTTCAAAGCCATGAACTGCCGGAGCAGGCAGCCTACGCGAAAGCGGGGCGCGGCTAGGACTTTCAATCGCGCAGCCAGCGGTTCTTGAACGCCGTTGCCTCGGAGGCAAACCTATCGAGGAATCTGTCCCTGGGAGCGAGTCTGAGGGCGCGTTCGACGCACTGCCGCGCACTTTCAAGATCCTTGGGGTCAGAGTAGACGTGCGCGTAGGCTCGCTGCAGCTCGCAGAGGTGCTTCGGCTTTCCGAGTGACTCCGCGCGATCTAGATCCTTGATGGCGTCGCGAGAGGTCCCCAGGCGTGCTTCAATCATGCCTCGGGTAAACCAGGGCTCAGGCTCATCCGGGAGCAGCACGGTTGCTCTCTTGGCCTTCTCGAGCGCAGCCTCATACCGGCGCTGACTGAACAGCGCGTACGCGAACCTGTCGTTGAGGTAACCATTGTCCGGATCCTCGGAACAAGCCGCTTCATAGTGCTCGAATGCTTGATCGATGTTGCCGTCCTGAAAACTCTTCCACGCCGCGCGCGCGGACGGAACCACAAATGCACGCGTGTTTCGATCTCGCACCTGAGCGGAAGCATCAGCGACGAACTCTCGGTACCGCTTCTGAATCCAGCTTACGTCCTTCGGCGAAGGGACGGTCTTGCCGTCCAACACCTCGGTGCGCTCGGCGCAGTAGTTCGAGAACTCAGGGTTGAAAGCAACTTGCAGGATCCCCTGAATCTTCGTCACCGTCCCAATGCCCTTACTCTCCTCGATAGCCTCGCTCGCAGCCGCCACATTCACGTTGGCCACACGGCAGCACAGCTGGATGATGTATTGGTCGATCACATCGCCGATTCTGCTCATCAGCAACATCACGTGCCGCATTTCGGGCGCCAAACGGGCCCATGCATCGTCGTACAAGAACTGCCCGAGGTCTTGACGTTGCATCCGCCGGACGCGTTCAAAGGAACGTTCCAGACTCTCCCCCGGAGCGGAAGCGGCCTGGGCAAAAACCTCAAGTGCAATCGGCTTGTTATTGAGCGCCTTGGAGTATGACTTCAAGGTCGATGGGCCGGCAAGGTTGATCGACTGACACGTGAGCGTTCGTCCCCGCTTCTTCAGAAACTCTAACCCCTCGTCTGGCGTCCAGCTTTCTGTCTGAATGGGAAATGCCTCGATCTGCTCGCGACGTCGCGACGTCAGGATGACGCGCCCGACATGCTTACTCAGTTCGTTGATCTGCGAGCCGAGCGCGCGAATATCAGCGTCGTTCTTGGCCATCGTTTCGGTGTTGTCGAGGATGATCAGATGGTCGTCTCTCTTCAAGCGCATCTGCGCTTGCAGGCCTGCGAGCTTCTGGACAACCTCCTTCGGACTCTTGTCGTACCAAGACCGATCCAAGGGCTTGGTGGAATGAAGACGCGCAATCTCGACGGCAACGTCCGCTACACCAACATCCTGCGCTGATATGTGTTCTAAACCCTGAAGTCCCCAACGCGTTTTCTTCGCGGTGTAGAACGTGATCAGTTCGGGGCGCCACTTGACTTCAGTCTCACCTTCCAGAAGACGGTGCAAGAATTCGATGACTAAAGTGGTCTTCCCCATGCCTCCGTCACCGTGAACCATGCACCGGCGTGAGTCCATGTCGTCGGCCCATTCTTCGAGCAAGGCCAGTTCCTCGGTACGACCGGTGAATTCCTCTATGGCGGCCAGCCTGTCCGGGATGAGTACAAACGGCCGCCACTCCGGCGCCCAGCTAGGCTCGGAAATGGAGTACTCGGGCGACGATCGCGCCGGCAATTCCAAAAGCAAGTTTGGAACCTCGAAGGTGACAGCCTCCCGCTTGAGAAGTGCGCGAGAAATCTGGGCCTCGACCCTGATCTTGCCGGCGGAGGTCGCAACCAGGCGTCGGTAGCAAACTGGGTCTCCACCATAGAGCTTCAACGTCTTCAGTGGCATGGCGTCGCGCCCCCCAAGTGGAGGGATCAGTAGCGTTTCGCCATCATCCGCAACTCTTGGCAGGAACGGCGCAGCTCTCGCGATGAGGCTGCGAATGACGGCCACGTCAGCCTCTGGAGTGTAGCCGCCTGGCAGACCGTGCCCTTCGACACCATTATTGCGCTCACGCACAAATGCCAGCAGTACCGTTTCGACGTTCGCCTTCGACTTCCCGACGAGGTGCTTGAGCGGTTCGGACAGCGAGGCCGTCTCCCAGTACTGGCGGCCGGCAGACTTCCAACCTAAGTTCTCGACCGCCACAAGCAGTTCAGACAGCAACCCAATGAGTTCGCCGTCAGCGGGGGCGACGAAGTCCTTCAGGTCAACCCCAGTGAATTTTTGAAGCTTCGATGGGTCAGCCCGGAGAGTGTTCGCGATCCACTCGCCCAGCACGACGCATGCATGTTGCAGTGTGATTCTCATGAGCCCAAGAACTGCGGCCCGAACGTTCTCATCGGTCTTAAGCTGCTCGGCACCACGAGCTCGCGTTTCTAGAATTCCTTGCATGAGCCTCTCTTCTTATTCTGTTCACCACTCCGAATCGTACGCCCTCCATCGGACAGCCTCATAGTAGTCCATCGCAACTGACCGTTGGTGGCCGAGAGCGGACGATTGATGCCTACGGCACAGGAGGCGCATCTTTGCATCCATGGAGATGATGCTCCGTTCCCGAGCAGCAATGTTCTTATCTAGGCGAGCAACCTCTTCGCGGGGAACCTTGCCGGGTGGGGAGACAGAATCTTCCAATTCTGCCCGCAAAGCGTCTATCCGGCGCTTGAGGCCTGCACATTCGGACGCGCCCGGCCGTTCCTTGAACGGCGGCGTGATGCCTCGCTTGATAGCTCTTCGCAAGGCATGCCGACCCAAAAGGATTCGCCGTTGTAGGTGCAGTGCCAGGCGACCGTCGTGAACGAGGGCGATGCCGTCGGGCAAGCAGCAACGAGGAACAGCCGGCGCATGGATGAGTTTGAAGCGTGCGGGAGACTTTGCACGATGCTTGCCAGTGGCAACTGCCTGTTGGAGAGGTACGAGGGCGCTTTTTTTTTTACGCGGAGCTATCTGCCGCACTGCTCGCACATTGGAACCGACTGGTATTTGCCTGTGGAGAGTTCCAACGCAAGAAAGTCGGCGACCATGTCTGCCGGCAGTTGCTGAAGTATCTTCTTCCACTGCTCGGATGCTCTCGCGGGTGTAACTTGCCCGCGCACGTGCATTTCGATTGCTGTACGTACCGTGCGCTCTACGTCTTTGCGCGCTACCTGTGGATTTTCTTTCATATGGCACTCCCAAACATTCAACGATTTAACGAGTACACCGGCGCCATCCTGGCGTCGCTGTACGAGAATTTCCCGATGCGCAAAGCGCTTGTGGCCCAAGACTTCATTGAGGGTGGCGCTGACGCTGCGATGGTTTCTGACGACTTCCTTGGAGAACGGCCCTCCGATGAGGCGGAGTTCTTCATGGCGACTGCCCGGTGGCTGGTTGACGCCGGCTATATCCTGACCAACGACGCAGCCTTTAGCTATATAGGCAATGCCACCCTCACACCGAAGGCCCTGGAGGCGCTCAACGCCGTGCCGGATAGCCTGACCGGCAAGGCTTCCATTGGCGAGCGTATGGTCGGCGCCGTGAAGGCCGGGGCCACGCAGGTTTTGCGCACAACTGCGCAGGAAGCGATTGCTGCCGGGTTTAAGGCTCTCATGGCGTAGTGCCCACCGTACCAACTTCTTTCAGCCGCGCTGGGGCAATCTCCAGTTCTAGCGCGGTGGTAAAGCCACTGTCATTCAGACTGTGAACGACACGGCCGACAGACCAGCCCGTCCCGTCAATCTGCGGCTTCCACCCGCTCACCTTCGCATGCAGCGAGGGAAACAGCTCCGCCCGCCCGCGCGCCAGCGTGATGTTGAACGTCGCCACGCCGCGCTGAATCTTCTGCCACTCAGCTCGCGCCGCCCGCTCGGCATTGGACCTGGAAGCGTACGTGTGCCGTAGAACCTTCACGTTGTCCGGGTTCGGGTCGGCCTGCACCGTCTCTGGCTTCTTCTTTCCCTTGGCTTTGCCCTTCTTCTTGGCGGTCGGCGTCTCCTTCGTGGCGACGGCGGTGGCCGCATCGATGACAACCTCGCCGCGCACGCCGGCGCGCGTGTCCTGGTAGTGCGCCTTCACGCCGTTGTAATTCTCCCGATCGGCAACGCTGAAGGTGTGAGTGTCGCCGGACGCGCGCGTGATGCTGACCGTGGGCAGCGGCAGGCCCGACCCGCTGGTCGGCTCGCCGGCGGGGATGAAAAGCAGCGTGCCGTTCTTGACGGTCGCAATGGCGTCAAACTCTTTCGCCAGGCGCGAGAGGAAGTTGGCGTCTGACTCCCCGGTCTGATCGACGTGAGCAATGACCTGGCCGGCCAGCTTCTTGCTCACCAGCCAGGTGAACTTGTTGCGCAGGGCGATGGCCTGGACGACTTCAGCGACCGTCTTGCCGGCGTAGGAGTCTTCACGGCGGGTGGTGAGGCCGCCGTCCATGTCGGCGCTGCGCGCGCGGATGATGAGGCGATCCGGCGGGCCAGTGTGCTCCAGCTCGTCCACCTTGTAGGTGCCTTTGTCGACCAGGCCGGCGTCTTCCCAGCCGAGCGAGAGCGACAGGCGTACCCCTTTCTCGGGCAGGTCGAGCTTGCCGTCGCTGTCGTCGAGCTCGATGTCGAGCTGGTCTGCCTCGAAGCCGCTGTTGTCGGTGAGCGTGAGCGCGATGAGCCTGCCCTGGAAGCGGCCGGTGATGTCTTTGTCGCCCACCTTGATGCGGTACGCCGGGCGCGGGGACAGGTCGGTAGCGGTGTTTTCCGTCATTGCAGCAGGCCGGTGGCAAGGCTGGCCACCTTGGAAAGGAGGCCGTCATCCACGCGGGTCAGCTTGAGGGTGAAGTCGCACGCGCGGGCCGCGCCGTCCTGGAAGAAGTAGCTACGGGTGGTGTCCAGGTTGTTGATGACGAACTGGCCGTAGTAGCGGCCGGTGCCCTCGATGAGGGTGTAGGCGTCGCCGCTGTCGGCCATGAGCTCCAGGGCGGCGAGCGACCATTCGCCGCCGGTGAACTCCGGGAAGAGCTTGCCGGTGAGCGTGATGGTTTCCTCATCCGGCCCAACGTACTGATGCGACGGTCGGCGGCCCACGCGGTTGTTGCCGGGGTGGCGCCAACCTACCTGGCGTTGAAATTCGGAATAGGGCGCCGTGTCCAGGCTGAACACGAACAGGCCGAGGGCCATCATCATGGTCAGTCCCTGTCTGCAAGGCGCGAGCGCTGGCGAGCGGCTCGCTGGTTTTCGATCTGGCGCAACTCGTCGCGCACCAGGCGCGCGATGGCTTGCGGGTCTGCGCCGGCGGGCGGGTGGATGTGGATGGTGATGGGCGCGGCTGCCGCCGCCGGCGCCGCGGCCATCGCGCTGGTGGTGAGTGCCGGTCGGGTATCAAAAGAAATGGGTGCGGCCACCGCTGCCGTGCTGCCAATGGCGATGCCGGCGCCGATGCCAGTGAGCTTGGTGGCCAGGGTCTGCACAGCCTGCAGCGGTGCGTCCTGGCCGTCTTCCAAGCCTTGGGTGAGGCCAGCCATGGTGAAGCCGCCCAATGTGGCGAAAACACGGCTGGGGCTGTGGATGCCGAGCTTTTCCTTGAACCACGTTGCAACGCCGTCCGCCAGTTCGCCCACCTTCTGCTTGAGCGCAGCCCACCGCTCCGAGATGCCGGAGAGCAAGCCGTCGACCATGGCGCGGCCGGCGTCGAGCAGCTTGTCTTTGGTGGTGGTGAACCAATCAGCAATGCCGCTGGCTTTCTCTTTGATGCAGTCCCACGCGCGGCCGAAGGCGTCTTTAATGCCTTGCCAGAGGGCGGCCAGCTTGGGGCCGATGGTTTCCCAGTTCTGCCAGATGTAGAGGGCGCCGGCGGCGATCAACGCGATCACGGCCAGTAGCGGGTTGGCCAGCGCCAGGCGGCCGACCCACAACAGCACTTTGGCGACGCCGCCAACACATCGCATCAGCAGATTGAAGGCGCCGGCGAACAGCCGCATGGCAATGGAGCCCAGGCGCGCGCCGCCGGAGAGCTTGGCGAAAATCGTGCGTAGCTTGGCGAGTGGCCACATTACAGACGCGATGGTCAGCAGGATGGGGCCAATCGTGAGCAGGGCAGCGGCGAGCACGCCGACGCCCACGGCCATGGCCTTCGCGACGCCTGGGTTTTCCTCCATGAACTTCGTCACGCGGTCAGCCGCCTTGGCGACCCATTCCAGCGCACGCGCGTAAAGCGGCATGACCTTCTCGCCAATCTCCTTCTGCAGGTCGTGCACCTTGGCGAGCATTTCGAGCTCCTTGCCCTGCGGCAGACCCTTGGCAGCGGTGTCGAGCTCGTCGATGCCGGCGGCGCCTTTGTTCAGCCGCATGTTTTTGTGGATCTGATCTCGCTGCAGGTACATCTGCGACATCAGGTTTGACGCCGTGCGGTTGGAGAAGATGCTGCCGATGGCGTCCAGCACCTGGTCTTTCTCCGTGATGCCCTTTTCCTTGAGGGTCGGGAGTAGCACCTGCTCTAGCCAGGCGAATTGATCCTTGCGGAAGATGTCGGCGCCCTTGAGCGCGCCGGGGTCCATGAAGGAGACCTGACCGGCCTTGTCTTCCTTGACCTTGCTGCGGTCTGCAATGAGGCCGAAGCGGTCCAGGTTGCCGAGCGTGCGCTTGGTGGTTTTGCCCTGGTAAAGGTTTTGGTACGCGCTCATCATGGCGGTGCCGACGGTGTTGCCGCCCATCTCCTGCACCAGCGGTTCCAGGGTGTAGAAGAACGCCTCACTGTCGACGCCCTTGGCCGCCAAGCCGCCGCGCTTGATGACGTTGAGCCATTCGTCGGCCTGCACGCGGCCGCCGGTGGCGGTGATGACACGTTGAACCATGTCCGCCTGTTTGCGGAATTCCTCCTCGCTGGCCAGGCCGCCGCGCAGCTCGATGACCTTGAGCAGATCCATGAACATGCGTTCGTTGTCCGCCCCCTGCGCCTGGCCGAAGACAGCCTTGTTGGCGAACTTCATTTTGGCGAGGGTGGGCAGCACCATTTCTGCATGGTGCGCATCGGCAAACGTGCTCAGGGCGTCGCGCATCAGCTCGGCCTTCTCGACCTGGCTGACGCCGTAGGCCTTCATCTGCTTGGCGAATTCGACGGATTCCTTGGTGGCGGCGTCGCCCAGGCCGAGCGCGCCCATGCGGGTCTTTTCCAGTTCGTAGTGTTTGGATTCGCCCAGGCCTTTCCAGATAGGAGCGGCGGTGGCAGCGCCGGCAACGGATGCACCAGCGCCGGCAGCGGTCAAATTGCCGGCGCGCGTGCGCATGCGGTCGGCCGCTTGCTGCGCGGCAGCCATTTCCCGCGCTCGGCCGTTGTATGCCTTGAGGCGCGCGTCCTGCTCGGCAAGAGCGTGGGTGGCGGCAGACGTGGCGCGCCGAAGGTGCTCCTGGTACTCCGCCATCGACTTGGTGCCGCGACCCGCGTCTTGGAGCTTTCGGCGCACCTCCGCAAGCTGCGTCTGCTGCGCACGGAACTTATTGGTCAGCCGTTCCGATGTGGCGGATGCCCGCTTGAAGTTCTCGGTGAGCTGCGCGCTGGGCGATTTGGCTTTTTGCATTGCCAGCTCCAACCGCTCCAAGCGTTCGCGCGCCTTGCGCATCTCCGCTACGGTCTCCCGGATGCTGCCGCGCAGGCCGTCGAACCGACCCGTCAGGCCGTTGGCGCGCTCCAGCGCTTTGAGCTGGTCGCGTGTTGCCTTGACTGTCCGGGCCAGGTCCTTGTTGGTGCCAAGAAGCCGCTGCAGCGGCCGCGTGGCCTTGTCCACGGCTTGCAGCACAACCTCCAGCCGCAGGCGGCGAGCGTCGTTCATTCCTGCGCCTCGCTGCGCTCACGGGCGCGCTCGCGCCACTCCATCAGCTCGGTGATGCTCATTGCGTACAGCTCCTCCAGGCGGAAGCCAAAAATCACTGCAACGTCTGCGGCGGCGTTTTCGACTCGGTCAGGAAGGCTTCTTCCCGATCCTGCTTCGAGAGCAAAAAACCGGTCACTTCAGTGGCGATCTTGACCAGGTCGGCCAGGTCGAGCTTGCTCACGTCCGCCGTGGTGAGGGTGGGCGCCGTGATGCGCGGCAGGACGGTATGCAGGGCGGTCACGTCCATGCGCATCAGGTCCATCAGGCTGACGCCGCGCAGCTCGCCGCTGCCGGGCTTGCGCAGGGTCAGCACGCTGATGACCTGGTCGCCGCGCTTGATGG